GCAGGCAGGCGGCAGGATGGGCAGCCAGGAGAAGGCGGCGATCATCCAGGCCCTAAGCAAGCTGGATGACCGGATCAAGGATCTGGAAGCCGGGGCCGTGCTATGATAAGGTGTTATCTTGGTTGTAATGCTCAAGCATAAGGTTCATATACTAATAAGACTTATACTTAGTATTATGAGAAGATTTAACATAGTGCTCTCGGATAAAGCCGGGGAACTAATAGACCGCCATAAGAAGCACGGCGAAATCAAGAACCTGGATGAGACGATAGAGGATCTGCTGTCTGCCACCAAGATATTTTCTCTGAAAGATGGATGGTACTGGGCAACAGGAACCGAGTACAGAGGCCCATTTCAGTCAGAGGATGCTGCCTGGAATGACTTTGTAGATAATCACCCGATTGAGGAAGAGATATGAGCCAGGATTATCAGGAATTCTTGGAGTCTAAGCGATTGGTAGTAGAACCTTCCGGGTTCGATTGCAATCACATAAATGAGTCTTTATTCCCATTCCAGAGAGATATAGTTAAGTGGGCTCTGAAGAAGGGCAAATCTGCCATATTCTCTAATACAGGCACCGGAAAAACCAGGATGCAATTGGCCTGGGCGGATTGCGTTTGCAATCATACAAATGGCAATGTCCTGATATTGGCCCCGCTGGCGGTCAACCGGCAGACCGTTGAGGAAGGATCTAAGATGGGTATAGAGGTCAATCTCTGCCGGACTCAGGCGGATGTTAAGCCGGGCATCAATATAACCAATTATGAGATGCTAGACCACTTTGATCCGGATAAGTTCGCGGGAGTGGTGCTGGACGAGAGTGGGATCTTAAAGAGCTTTGAAGGCAAGATCCGCAATCAGATTATAACTGCATTCAACCAGACTCCTTTCAGGCTCGCTTGCACGGCCACGCCTGCCCCAAATGACCACATGGAGCTAGGCAATCATGCCGAATTCCTGCAAGTCATGAATCGAGTAGAAATGCTAGCCACGTTCTTTGTTCACGACGGCGGAGATACCTCGAAATGGCGGCTCAAGGGCCATGCGGTAGATAAATTTTGGCAATGGGTAGCGTCGTGGGCTGTTATGCTATCGACGCCGTCCGATCTTGGTTATGACGATGACGGGTTTATTTTGCCACCGCTAAATATTGAGGAGATCGTTGTAGATCGTACTGGCTATATAGTCCGAGAAGCGCAGACGCTTCAAGATCGCCGGGCGGCCAGAATGGACAGCTTGGATTTGAGAGTTGCCGCGGCTAAAAAACTTATTATGCACATTAAGGGCAGCAGAATATATTGAAATGGGAGGGGTGCTTAATGGAGAAGTGGCTGATCTGGTGTAACCTTAACAAAGAACAGGATGCTTTAGAAAAAGAATTTGATGGGGTTAGTGTATCTATTCGAGGCAGCACTCCTCACGAAGATCGCATTGAGATGGAGCGATCTTGGCGAGAGGGCGATGTGCCTATAATGATCACCAAGCCATCGGTTTTTGGGTTTGGGATGAACTGGCAGCATTGCCATAACGTGGTGTTTGTAGGACTATCAGACAGCTTTGAAGAGTATTATCAAGCTGTAAGACGTTGTTGGCGATTCCGACAAACGGAGCAAGTCAATGTATATGTCATAACATCTGAAAGGGAGGGCGCAGTCGTCAAGAACATCAAGCGCAAAGAACGCGATTTTGATGCAATGCTCAAAGGAATGATTGCCGCCACCCAGGAAATAACCAAAGAGAACCTGAAAGCAACGATTCGAGAGACCGATCAATATAAGGTCGATGTATGCACCGGCCCGGGGTGGGAGATGCGGCTGGGCGATGTCTGCGAGCAGATCAGGACCGTTGCTGATGATTCTATCCACTTTATTATATTCTCCCCGCCATTCAGCAGCCTATACACCTATTCCAATTCGGAGAGGGACATGGGCAACTGCCGAAACTACGATGAGTTTTTCACGCATTTTAAGTTTTTATCCGAAGAGTTATATAGAGTCCTGATGCCCGGAAGGGTGATGTCAGTCCATTGCATGAATCTGCCAACCACCAAGGAGCGGCAAGGATTCATAGGCATCCGGGATTTTCGAGGAGATCTTATCAGAGTATTTCAGGCAGCCGGGTTCATTTATCATTCTGAGGTTTGTATATGGAAAGATCCCGTAACCGCGATGCACCGAACTAAAGCCATTGGACTGCTCCATAAACAGCTTAAAAAAGATTCTTGCATCAGCAGACAGGGCATTCCGGACTATCTGGTGACTTTCCGCAAACCAGGTGATAATCCAGAGAAGGTAACTCACACAAACGAAAGCTTCCCGGTTTCGATTTGGCAGCGGTACGCCTCGCCGGTATGGATGGACATCAACCCATCAGATACTTTGCAGAGAACTTCGGCTAGAGAAGAGAAAGACGAACGGCATATAGCGCCTCTTCAGCTAGAGGTTATCAGGAGAGCGCTTGAACTGTGGACAAACCCAGGTGATTTGGTTCTATCCCCATTTGCCGGAATCGGCTCAGAATGCTATGAGGCGGTCAAGAACGGCAGGCGGGCTATAGGATTTGAGTTGAAGAGTTCTTATTGGCTTCAGGCGACCAAGAACTTGCAGAAAGCCGTACAATTATCAAAGGCACCCATTCAAAAGGCGCTATTTGAAGACGCGATTGCAGAACAGGAGGAAGCTGCATGAATCCCCATGACATTTCATCCCTGGAGAACTATCTCCAGGGGTTTGCTTTTGCTAGGGAATGGGAGCAGTTTCACACGCCAAGCAACCTGGCTAAATCGGATATCCTATGCAATATTGGCTACAGCTATGGAACGGCAGCAGTGGAGCGCCGCCTCAGGCAGCAGGGGGCAGATCTATGAGGGCCATAGTCATGTATGAATGCCTAGGGGATCGTATCCAGCTTATCTTGCCCGAGGATCCCGAAAACGCCATCTCAGCTACAGAGATGCAATTCTGGTTAGGGGCCTCCACTGGCAGGATCAGAGATGCCTGCCGAACGTTGCAATCCTATGGACTCGCTCGAACAGAACTCGGGCATAAGATGCACCATAACGGCAGCCGGCCCGTCTTGCGTTGGTGGGGGCCAAAGTGATGACATCTCATCACCTCATGGCCCAGGTGCTCCCTAAGATCCCCTACAAACCAACCCGGATGAGTGCATTGATTAAGGCAACAGGCCGAAGCGACTCAAATCTCCGGCAGATTCTAATTGCGCTTATGTCTGTGGGCCTGGTTAAGAGACTCGAAGAGCCCACAAAAAAAGGGAACTCTAAAATAGTCTATTGGAAGCGCTTAAGGGTGGTGGATGATTAGATGATCCTCTCCGATCTGCAGGTACTCACCTTGGTCAAGGCCCATCCGGGCCTCAATTTTTATCAGATCCAGAAGGCCGCATCAGAATCAATGCAGAAATGGCACTGGAGCATAGGCAAGATCCAGAAGGCAGTCCGCCGGCTGGAAGAGTCCGGCAAAGTCGAGACAGAGACCGTCATCTCAGGAGGGAGAGCATGTGTCTTAGTGCGACCCAAATAGACTTCCAAAACCTAGATAATATTCTCTCAAGGCAGACAATAGAATTGAGGGGAATGGATGATTATGGTCCGGCCACAGAGAAGGCGCTCGGAAAAGACAGCGCCTGGCAAAGAATCAATGATGGCGGCCTTCTCCACTGCCGCCTAATCATCCGTTGCCAGTTGGGAGAAGACTCTGACGGCCATCTGCTCTACAATGGCCGCCGCTATACCCGGCGCGTCTGGTCCTGGCGGCCTCCAAAGGTCATCAGAATGCAGGGCCGGTTGGCCAGGGAGTACAGCGATCCCCGAAACGAGCATCCAGAAATAATCATAATTACCCAAAACGGCGAGGCGCTTAAGCTCGATGCCTGCCCATGTGGTGGCGAGCTGGTCAAAGACCACAGGGGCTTTCTGTATTGCGCTTCCTGCCATCTCATCTATGAATAGTCATCCAATAGGATGAAGAGGTAATGTCTATGATGAATATCAAAATCTCTGCCCGGAGGGCAGAGTAGACAGGAACCTCAATTCTAAACCATGTGGCCGGACCGATCAGGCCCGGCTCATGATGATCGCCCATAAGGGCCGGAGCCTGCATCTCCGAGACATGCAGGGCAAGACGGCAGGCCTGGAGTGAGACCCGGCCTGCTATGAGCCGATGAAGCGGACCACAGGAAAGCTGAGGCGGGTACCTGTTGCCAAGTTTAAGGCAAAATTCCATCAGAGGGCGGCGTCGCTGCCCTTCATTATCACCACAAACCCAGAAGCGTGTAGAACTGTCAGACCAAATCAGGGGCCAGAGTAAGCGCTCTGGTCCCGTCCTCCTTGTCACTATGTGACGGGCCTTGCCAGGATCTAATTGTGGGGATTAGCCTCCTCCGTAAGAGTGACTCTGATAAACAGCCCGGCGAGGCAGCTCCTAATCACCAAATGGATTGATGATATGTGCCCATACCAGACGAGATTAGAGCAGCAATTATCCTGGATGGAAAAGAAGGCCGCTTAACCCAAGAAGAGATTGCTGCAAAGCGATTGGGTGACAAGAAAAAGGTAGGCACAATCTCCAAGATCCTGAAAAAAGCAGGCGTATCTACAAAAGGCCGGGGCAGACCTAAGGCAAAATCTTTCCCTGGCAAACTTTCCGATAAGAAATCCACATCAAAGAAGCCTATAAAACTAGAAAGTTTCGAATCCAAAAATCGATTAGATCTTCTCGATGAAGCATTATCATACCTAAAAGCAAGCCTCCCAGAGGTCTATAGCCCTAAAGGCTTCTCTGAATGGACTTCGGCTGTAGAGCGCCTTCTCAACCAGCGCCGCATTGAGGCACCTGCAGCTCCGCTTGAGCCCGAAGACGACGGCTTTATGATGGCGCTGGAAACCAAGACCCCTGAAGTGTGGAAAGATGCTCCAGATATTCCCGTTCAAGTGGACCCCCCCGAGCATTCTCCAATGGAGGATCTTAACCTGGTGGGTGATGGGCTCACCGATCAGGAGCCTAAACGGGATAATAGCTGAGGGAGCAATCAGGAGCGGCAAGACCGCCCCGATGTCGCTTTCCTTCGTCATTTGGGCCATGGCAAACTTCAATGCCCAGAACTTCATCCTGGCCGGCAAGACCATCGGCAGCCTCCGGCGAAATGTGGCCGCACCCCTAAAGAGGATGCTCATAGGCCGGGGAATGCAGTTCGTAGACCACCGGGCAGATAACATGATAGAGGTGAGTTACCTCGGCCATGTCAACTATTTCTACCTATTCGGAGGCAAAGATGAATCCAGTCAGGATCTTGTCCAGGGCATCACGGCAGCCGGGGCATATTTCGATGAAGTGGCTCTTCAGCCGGAAAGCTTTGTCAATCAGGCCGTGGGCCGGTGCTCCGTAGATGGTGCGAAGCTCTGGTTCAACTGTAATCCTGAGAGCCCCTATCACTGGTTTAAGGAGAAATGGATTGACCGGGCCAAAGAGTTGGGCCTCTATGTGATGCACTTTCTCATGGATGACAACCCGAGCCTCACCGAAGCCACAAAAGCCAGGTACAAGCAGCTCTATGCAGCCGGAACGATCTTCTTCAAGCGGTATATCTTGGGCCTCTGGTGCATCGCAGAAGGCGCGGTTTACGATTTCTTCTCATCTGATATCCAAGACGGCTATGTGGTGGATCAACTACCTGCCGAATTTGAGGAATGGCGGGCCTCAGTAGACTATGGGGCCTCAAACCCTTGTGTCTTTGGTCTATATGGTCGGGCAAAAGGGATCTGGTACAAAGTCAAAGAGCTTTATTATGAACCTCAAAAGAGCGGCTCAAAAACGGATGCCTCCCTATCAGCAGACATGAAGACCTTCTTATTCTGGAATGGAAAAGCGATCCGTCCTAAATCAATTGATGTCGATCCATCCGCCAAGCACCTCATAGACCAATTCCGGAAAGACTTTCAAGGCATCGTCATCTATCCTGCTCGGAATGCCGTACTCGATGGTATCCAGGTCTTGGCTCAAGCCCTATCTACCGGCCTGTTCAAGATCTATATCCGATGCAGGCGGACTATTGAGGAGCTGCTTAACTACGTCTGGGATGTGAAATCTCAGGAGAAGGGCGAGGACAAGCCCGTAAAGAAGAATGACCATGCTTGTGATGAGACAAGGTATTGGGCTATGCGAGTATTCTATGGTCTGTCAACTGCCCACGCCAAGCCAGCAGGACTGTGAGCCATGAAGTGCGTCCTATGCGGTCACCCATTCGGCCCCGATGACGTGGGCTATGTCAAGGGCTCCATTTCAGGCGAGGTCCTTGAGCTGCTGCCAAGCGGCCCCAAGGCCACGGGCCAGATCCTGCACCATGAGAATATCCTGATGTGCGTTTCCCATTTCCAGGATATCCCGAAATTCATCTCTGAAAATCTCCAGACCAACGCCGCATCCCGAAAATCCAAGAGCTGATTATCCTGATAACCGATTATGAGGCCATCCTGCAGATCAAGCAGCCCTGGCCGCCAGAAGATGCCGATACTCAGGCCCGGCTCCAGCTCTATGAGCAGAATACGAAGCTCTTTCGGGGCAAGCATAATCAGGTCTGGCAGGATGAAGTCCGCAAACTCCGGGCAGATAAGAGCGGAGACCTCAGGATTGTCATCAACTTCCACAAGCTCCTTTCCCGGCTCTGGTCTGACCTGGTGGCCGGGGAGATCCCGGAAGTAGCGGCAGACCAGGATGATCAATTGGCTGCCCTCAAAAGGATCATCAGGGATAACCTGCTCTGGGAAGCGATCCAGGACGGGGTGGTGGACTACAGCAAGACCGGCAGCAATATCCTCAAGCTCAGATTCGATGGTAGGGGGATCATCGAGAACATCCCCCCAAAATACTGGTATCCGGTCGTCAGCATCAGCAATATCAAGCAGATCGATGCCCACATTATAGCCTATACATTCAATGATCCGGTAGAAAAGAGAAAGGATATCAGCTACCTCAAAGTAGAGATCCACAGGCCGCCAGCCGATGGAGAGGAGAGCTATGTCATTGAGCACCGGCTCTATATGCTCAAATCCGGCAAAATAGACTCTGAGCCGCTGCCCCTCAATAGCTTCCCGGAATTCGCCGGACTGCTGCCCATCGAGCCCACGGGCCTGGATGACTTCGACATCATAGACATCCAGAACAAGCCCGAGACTGACCAACTCATAGGCACTGACGATTATACCGACATCAACAGCATTCTCCATGAGATCCTCATGAGGTATGCTCAGATATTCCGGATTGAAGACAAGTTCGCCGATCCGAGCATGTATGGCCCGCCGATAGAAGAGCAGGACCCAAGAAACGGTGAGTACAGAATAATCGGCGGATCGCGGTATATCACTGTAGTAGAAGGCCAGGTTCCGCCAGGAATCATAGATGGCAGGGGGCCGCCCGTTACCAGCTACACCTCCATTGAGCACCTCATGCAGAGACTCTATGAGGTGAGTGAAACCTGCAAGGTGGCCTTCGATGCCAGCCAGGCGGGCACCGCTCTCTCAGGCACTGCCCTGAAGCTCATGATGAGCCGACCACTGTCGAAGGCGGGCGGAATCAAGTTAAGGTACGATGCCAGGCTGAAGAAGGCCATCAAGCTATGTTCTCGGCTGGAGGTCTATCATGGGATGCCTGGTGCGGTAGAGATCACTGATTTTCATATTAATTGGAAAGACGGCCTCCAGCAGGATGATATGCTGGATGCCCAACGACAAGCAACCCTCATAGGTGCTCAGGCCATGAGCCCTCAGGATGCCATGAGGGAGAGGGGCATGTCCGAGGAGCAGATCACGCGGGCCATGAAGGACATCCGGGAGCCCGCAATCCCGGAGCCCGGCACGGCCCCTAAGCTGAGACTGCCTGCATTAGGTGAAGTGAATGCCCAACAGGCAACTCAGTGAGGCCCAAGCTCGCCGCCTCATCCAGCTCTACACCGATGCAGAGCGGGAGATCCTGACAGAGTACAATAAGGCGCTGTTTAAGGGCAACGATCTCAAGAACCTCACAGCGCTCAAGAACAATGTCGCTGCAATCCGAAAGGATCTCCTGGCCGGTGGGAGGACTTGGTGCGAGGAAGCTGTCTCGACAGTCTATCAGGCTGCTCTGGCCGAAGTGGACAAGGGCCTCGCCGCAGAGATCGCTTTCGGTGCGATCCATCAACAGGCTATGCAGGTCTTGGCTGAGAATGCCTATGCCAGGCTCAAGGATGTCGATGCCGTCATAGGCCGGCGAGTAGATGACGTTTACAGGAACCTCGCCCTGGAAGCA